AGGGTGTAACTACTTTTAGGATGGCAGGTAAACGCTATGGTATTCTTAATGTGGCCGATGAACCACAGACAGAGGGTGCCGCCTGTTACATTGACCCCGAAACTGGTACAAAAGAATGCGGTTAAAAAGAATTAAGTACTGGTTTAGGTGGGGCTTGAGATGCTGGTGGAGACACACGGTTCACTTTAGAAATTGGGCGGATGGTAAAAACAAAAATATTCCTAAGTATCTCTCTGGAAAATCTAACGAATAGTAATAATATCTAGGTCGCAACGGGAGCAGATGAACCTGCTTTCGTTGCTTCCTGGGTTCTTATGACCAAACACAAAACAAACAAGTTTGATAATCTTCTGTTTCATTATGCCTTCCTATTCTTTCCTGATGCGGTCACTGACCACTTAACTCTACCTGGACCAGTCTTCTTAGCCACGTTTCTTCGCCTTTACCTTAGCCGTCTTTGATAGGTTTCCAAAGTGATACAGGCGTTTGCTAGTCTTGCCGTGAGTTTTACCTGAGTGTAGCTGACCGTTGGGCATCTTGTGCATCCCGCCTTTGTGTTCAGTCCCGTCTTTGAAGTAATGCTTTACACCTTTAGCCATTACTGCTGCTCCTCTTCTTGCCTTACTGTTACTTTAGCTGCTCTTAAAGGTGTAAACAATCCTGCTTCTTTTAAAATTCTTGAGTAATCTGGATTACTAGGTTTCATTTTTGCTACTGCTTGAACTGCATAAAATTGTTCTCTTGTCATTCCTGAAGGAGTTTTAAGTGAGGTATCTACTCCAGGGTACTTTGCTAACTTCTGTTGTATTTGTTTTGCTCTTGTTTGTTTACTGGCCTTTAAGGATGCCTGAGACTTTTTAATTGAATCTGATTTCTTACCTTTTTGTAAAATATCTACGACAATAGGAGTAGAAACATTTAACATTCTATCTGCTTTAGGAGCTTTCATTATAAATAAATCATGTTCGTCATTCATAAAACTTGAAAGAGTGCCATCTTTTTTAATGGCCGTCATGTAGTTTATTCCTCCTAATTCTCTTGCGTCTGATTTAACATTTCCAGTTACTATGGCTGGCCTACCCTTAAGAACTTCTTCAGGATTTCTTACGCCTATACCTTTGTTTTTTAAAGCATCTAAAAATTCTTTGTTTGTCTTAAAAGGTTTCCCATTAAATATTTTTTTTAACCCAGATAAAGATTCACCCCCAAAAATTTTTCTTGTATAAACATATCTATCTAAGTTTCCTGCGGCTTGAGTATTAGTTCTTCGCACAGTCATCTGATATTTTTTGTTGGGATTAACTTTCTGAACCTTTTTTATTTCATTAAAAACAGAGTTTAAATCTTTACGTGTTAATGAAGTTGCTCCCTCCATAATATCATAGTATTCTTTTGCTCCAAACCTATCTGCAAATGCTACTTCTGATGCTCCCTCAGAAATCTTTTGAAATTTAGAGGGGTCTTTATACTGTTGACCAAACAACGTAGACTGTCTAAATTGTCCAATTACTTTTTTCCCTGCCTCAGTCCCTACGTTGGGATCGCTAAACTCTTTCATAGCTTGTCTGGCGGCTCTTGTATCTGCTACCGATACTCCTTGTTCTTGAAACAATCCTCTGGCGGTTGGAGAATACCTAGCTTCTACAAGATTTCTTGCTCCTCTTAATGCTCCTCCTCCTGCTGCTCCGGCTCTTTTAAATTTTCCTCCATAAAATCCAGGTAAATCATTAGGGGCTTGAGCTAAAGCCTGACGCATTGTTCTAGTAACACTTCCACTAGGTACAAAAGGTAACAAACCAGCAGCACCAAGAGCTATGTTCATAGCAGAGGGATCTTTAGCAATAGCTACACCATCCGCAACTGCTCCTAGTATATCTCCAATTATAGGAAGAGGAGCGGATAAAAGAGCCGCACGATCTAAATTAGACATATTGTCCCATACATCCTGAGATACGTCAGCGGCCTTATCAAATAACCCTTTCTCAGCCATTAGTCTCTGGTCCCTTCACGTCTTTCTATGGCCTTCTCAGCACCCCCTCCAAACCACATATAGAATAGGTCTCCAAATACAGGGATAGTCTTGAGGCCCTTAAGTGTTTCTGAGTCTTCGTTGTTAGCGTCAATAACTCCCTTGGCTATATTGTCTGCTAGAGTAAGCGGAGGAAATAAAGTATTAGCAGCAGCCTGACCAATCTCTCCTCGTTTAAGATACTTGTCAGTAGTAAACTTACTTAACCCATAGACACCCAACAAGGACCACAGTGCTTCTGTAGGTAATTCTTCTGGCTCCAGTAGTTCTTCTCCACGTAGGATCATACGTACTTGGTTAATACCTAAGCCAGCTAAAGAAAGATAGGTTCCCAGTCTAAACGCAGTCATAGCAGCTTGTGTTTTATTTCCTTTCTTGTACTCTTGCACTACTTCCCTACGAACAACATCCATTTGTTTTAATGTAAAGGACTTAAGCATATACAGAAGTCTTAACTTAGAGTCCAATGCACCTGGAGGAAGTTCTGAAAACGAGATAGGTTGTTGGTCAGACAACTCATTAAACAAAACAAACAACGTATCGTCTGTTACTCTTTTGTTTCTAAAGTCATCCATAACTCGATCTATATTATCTGGAAAAGTATCTTCCCATTTCTTTTTAAATTTTTCTGGAGACTTTCTTGCCAGCCTAGAATTAAATTTAAAGGAGGCATTAAGTACTGTCTCTTTACCCAAACGGTCTACTGCTCTAAATCCACTAACAGTAAAGGCCTTCTCTAATGCCTTTGCAAATATAGACGGATCGTTAAACTCTTTGGATATCTGAGCCTCCATAACGTCAGACATTTTAATTCTCTTTGGAAGTACCATAGAAGTAAAGGTGTTAAACGAACCCTTAAGTGCGGCTGTAATTGCTATGTCACCTAACTGAACAAGAGCAGAGGTAGGATTAGCAATGGTATATAGATATCCAGATTCTTTAATGGCTGACGTTAGTTTTCCCATAGGAGTTTCGCCATCTATAAACCTAGCCTTAAGCAAGTCCTCTATAGCTTGCTGTTGTTTCCCGTCTAACTTTCTAAGATTTATCTCTCTGTTAATATAACTTCCTACTGTTCCTGAAAAGTCTAACTCTTCTAAATCTTTAGAGAACACAAGGTTCTTTGCGCCAAGAAAATCATTAGTCCTTGTAGTGTTAATTCCTCTTCTTACATAATTTTCTAATGCTCTCTCTGGTGACGCATAGTACTGAATAAGGTCATCTGTTAGTTCAAGTTTTCTCTGTTTAGCTACATTAGGTCCGGGTTTTTCCATGCTGGCAGCACGGCCAAGTAACACCCTGTTACTAATTTCATCTTGTTTATTTAGTGGGATTTCTTTTACAGAAATTCCTTTTTCTTTTGCGTATGCTTTTAGTGCATCGTCAAAAGGAGCAAAGTGTTTTGGATTTTTTGGATTTAGAGCCTTCTTTAAAGTGTCCAGGTCATCAACTAAACGAGGAAAGTAATCTTCTAACTCTCCAAAGGCTTCTTTACCGTACTGCCTAATGTAGTCATCTTTAATGTCAGTCAATAACTTTTTGACTCCTTGAAAGTTTTGAACCATACTAGGGTCTACTTGGTTCATAATGCTTTCGGCCCTGGCAAACCCATACCTGTCTGCGTTTCCTAACTCTCTTGTCAGGGCAACCTTAAGGGGGCTATTGCCCATAGCCTTTAGCTGTTCTTGAAAGGGCCGTATAATATCCATAGCTGTATTGTTTGCCACGCCCAAATCAAATTCATGTCTTCTAAGTCTACCGGCTAAGAACGGGGATATGTTTTTTAACTGGGTTGAAAGAACACCCATGTACTTATCCATACCAGGGGAAAGTAGACGAGAAAAGTAACTATCCTTAGCTACTGCTTTAGTCGGAGAAAACTGAGGAACAGCTAAATTAACTATATTTTCAGGAGTCATATTAAATTGTTCAAGAGACTTCCCTAGTTGTCTTGGGGATACCCCTGCTGCTGCTGCAATCCTAGGTATATTATCCACGTTTACAGTACCCCAAGGAGACGCAAGCTCTCTATTAACTGCTTCCTGTACTCTGTCTACGGTTTTCCTAGCTGCTCGTTGTCCTAGTTTTTTGGCACCAAAAGTTATACCCCCAGGAATAACGGCACTTACCCCTGCCGTCACTGCCATCTTACCTGGATCAACTGTACCTTTTTCAGCAATGTCCTGAGAAGCACTGTAGGCTCCACCTAGTACTGCTCCCGTAGCAAAGGCACCCTTAACGCCTCCCATAAACGGTATCAAAGACGTAGGGTCTACAACTTCTCCAGCAAATGCTCCCGCCATACCAGCAAAACTACCGGGGTCTGGTTCAAAGTCTGATCCAAACTCAGCTTGAAGTTGTCTTTCCTTAGCCCTGAAGAGCATCTCCCTACGAACTTCAGGAGCAGCCTCCTCAAAACCCTCTCCGTACTTTTGCTCTGCTGTTTTACCTGAAGTATCCATATAGAAATCCATGCCCGTATAAATAGTTCCTATGTCTTTTAGGTATCCAGTCATTCCTCCAGACTTTTCGTAGTGGTACTTAAATTGTTCCCAAGAAGAACCCGATAAGTCTTTTTTTATTTCACCATCTACGTACCTATCTCCGGGCTCTACTTCCTGCTCTTGCATCCAGGGATTAACATCTATATCGTCTTGAGTTAATTCAATACCTAAGTCTTGACGTTCCTGTATTTCCGAAAACTTACGCACCATTGTTCCGTCAGGAGTCAACTCATCTCCTGGTTTTAACCCATAGGCTTGTAACTCTTCGTCGTTACGGATATCTTCTAATGTGAGAACAAAATTTTCTGACATGCTTTTACAGGTCTTCTCTTATTTTGTAATAGTGACTCTTCCACTGATCTAAAAAGTCACCTACAGTTGCGTTTTTATCTGCTTTAGTTTCAGGGCGTCTGTTTTTCATAACATTTCTTTTTCTATCAGGATTACGGATGTCTTTAATTTTAACATCCCTCATATTTAACAACTCTTTATAACCTCTTACGCCCTGTTGATGTGCCATGTACAGTTCATAGGGGTCTGTAGTACCTAGTTGTTTAGCATTTTTTTGGATATATCTATCAAGAAGTTCCTCTTGAATATCTGGCTTAAGCAAATCTTTCTTTTTAATTCCGGGCATTAATTCCTTAGCAGTTTCATATTTAAACTGATATAATCCTATAGACTTTCCATTAACTGCCGTTGGTTTACCTGATGATTCAATACGTGCAAAGACTTTACGGTCTTGGTCAGGTAGAGTAAAAGCATCGGGAGTATCAGGAGTATCCTTTGGAGGTATAGCCATACTTTGCCCTGGAGTTGCTGGACGTATTGTACCTGGAGGAGCAGCAGCAGGAGCAGGAGGAGCAACTGAAGCAGCAGAAGGAGGAGTAGCGGTTGTTGCTGGAGGTATAGCCATGCTTTGTCCTTGTACTGCTGGACGTATTGTACCAGCCGAAGGGGCAGCAATAGGAGCTGCTGGCACAACCGCAGAGGGTTGAGGAGCAAACATAGGATAATTAGGAGCGGCTGCTTGTCGTGCTCGGTTTGTTGCTTGAATGTTTTGTAAAACCTGAGGTGTTCCTGTTCCAACTTGAGGTGGTCTTTGACCTTGCATCGCTTGTCCTAAAGTTATCTGAGGTGCAGGTGCAGGTGTAGAAGCAGGTGTGGGTGTACCAGCAGCAGCAGCAGGAGCGGGGGGAGTAGCAGTACCGGCACCAGTACCACCAGAAATTTGTTGTCCGGTAACTGTAGGTTTAAGTACTCTTCCTGTTCCCTTTTTACCTGGTGTACCTGCTGTGCCTGGTGTATCTGAAACATCTGGGGTTATTCCTGAACGCCATGCCTCAAGAGCCCGACCCGGTCCAAGTCTATTTCCAAAAGTTTGATTTATTGCTGAAAGCTCTAATAAAACCTTATCTAGGTTTTCTTCGTTGGGTCCCTGCCCAAGCCCTTGTGTCCAGTCATCAGGGAACCTTTCTTTATATTTGGCTAGAAACCTTTTGTCCTTCATTAAAAGATTTGTAATGGTTTTCTTTTCATCTTTTGTCCAACTTCTATGTTGAACACTTTTTCCTTTTCTTGCCTTAATTGATTGCGCTTTAATTAAATCTTTTTTAAGAGGATGTAGTTCCGTAGCTCTTGCAGAAGCACGGGCTCTCTCAGCTTCAATGGGAAATCCATTTTTTTCTAAATAATCAGCGATATCCATACGGTCTTCATAAGATACGTCTCCATCAGATTCAGCGTCTTTGTACTTTTGCATTAAAGTTGATCTTATTCTATCTCTCTTAACGGCCTCTTGCATCCTAGGGTCCATACGTATTCTTTCCTGACCTCCAAGAAGTCCAGTAAGCCCAGCACCCATGCCACTTATGGCCTCCTGCATACCCTGTCCCGCCATAGCACGGGCTCTTACCAGAGGGTTACTAAAGCCAGCACCAGCGTCTCGAATACGCTTTTCTTGTTCTAACTGCATAAGCCTCTGGATTTCTCCAGGAGTGCCTATGTTTTTAGTTGCAAATAATCCATTAGCCATTCTTAAATTCCTCTTAAATTATACCGTCAGTGCCAAAGTCACCTTCGCCAAAGCCCATGTCGCCCATACTACCCATGCCATCATCAGCATCAAAATCCATACCAAAACCTAAATCTCCCATGCTCATGTCTAAATTAAGAGCATCTTCACCCAATAATCCCAAAGGAACTCCTTGTTTTGCTGCGTCAACCATTCTATCGGCTAAACCTGTTTCTTGGTTATACCCTAATCCAAGTTGATCTGCTATTGCACCCGCTTCATTTCTAAAGGCACCTGTACCCGTTTGTCCATATTCTGTTAGAGCTCCTCCTAAAGTACCTCCTCCGAAACTTTGGAACATATCTCCAGAAGAATCAGCAGCAGCAGCATAGTAATCTGTCTGTGTATAACCCTCAAAAGGATCTTCAAGATTAAAACCAAATGCTGCGTTTCCTGCTTTTAATCCTTCGTTAGCTGCTACCCAGTTTTCCGCTGTGATATACCCATCTCTTCCATCATTTAAACTAATTTCAAAGTTTGGGTTGTCTTTAGCAATGTCCTCTATCATATTCTCATTACTAAGGGAACCATACTGCGAACCACCGGCTCCAGGGGATAATGAGCCCCAGTCAGTTCTTCCACTGCGAGTATCAAAGTTTAAGTTATAGTCAGTGCTTGGGTTAAAGTCGTGATGCGCTCCCATTCTCCCCATTGCTGCTCCAAATAAACCTAAAATATTTGCTCCTGGAATAACAGCACTGGCTCCCGCTCCAAGTACACCTCCAATAGTCTGACCTATCTTTCGATCTGTAGATAAATAACGATCACTTAAGGCTGTAGCTACTCCACTTAATGGATTCATAGGCCCATAACGATCTGAAATAGAAGGAGTGTAATCAAAGTCAAATGGATTAGAAAAGTTACCACCACCAAGTTTACTAAGACTATTATCTACGTAGTTTCCAAAATCAGAAAATAAATTTGCGGCTCCGTCAAGAACAGAGTTTCCTGAGGTTTGAGGTTGACTCATGCTGTCATAAAAGGCTTGGCCCCTTGTATCTACTAAGCCAGGACTTATCTCGCCTGTTTTTTCGTTTATGCTCCTATCATAATTTGGTGCCGTTTGACCTTCGCTTGCTACGAAAGTCGGTCCTGGCGGTGAGTTAGCAAATCCGCGATAAGCCTCAATTTCACTTGGCGTGTCGTCCGGCATTGTAGTTAACTCATAGCCCATATCACTAGGCTGATTGGGTTCCACCAGATATTCGCCCTGCGCTACCGACGCAGCTACGGGAGAACCTTGATTAGCAACGTCAGTTAACATAGCTTGAAAATCAGGATCAGTATTATCTGAAGAAAACAAACCTCTTAAGGTATCAAAAATATCTCCTGATGCCGCCGTAGTTACTGGAGATTCCTGTTGAAAGTCTTCTCCTCCTAAATCTTCTCCAGTGTTAAGTCTTCGTCTACGAGGCTGGATAGGTACAACACCTGTCTCACCTGTTTCAGTATCCTTAACACTGATGACCCCTTGAGAAATTAAAAACTCTCTAAGAAAGTCTGGGGTATTATCATCTACAACTATAGCCATGTTACGTTCCTTGTGGACGTTGGTATCCAAAGTTCTTTGTTATGTATCCACCCGCTCCCATTAGACCAGAGGCCAGAGGATTACCAGTACCCTGGACTGCCGCAAGAAGTCCCTGAGAAGCTGCCTGAGAAGCAAGCCCAGAAGCAGCTACCTGTCCCAAAGTTCCTCCGATACCACGGCCTACATTGGCATACTGTAGCGGAATATCAAGAAGTCCAGTAGCCGTAGCTAAGTCTCCTCGTTCACGCCCAAGAAGAGTATCAATCAAAGCCTGAGCCCTGTTAAACCCAGCGGTCCTACGTTGTGCCTGAGAGGCTCCTATAGCCTCCTCTAGGGCTCTCTGCTCTTGTGCGCCCCCTGTACCACCTAAACGTCCCTGTGCCAACAGACGGGTCTCTAAGTTCGTCCTCTGCCTATCCTCTTCCTCTTGGAAGTAGGGCTGTTGTTGTTGGTAAAATAACTCCCCAGCAGCAAAGGGGTCCATTCCTGCATACTGTCCTGCTTGTCCACCAAACAACCCACTTCGCGTAAGGGCTCCTCCGTAAATGTTAGCAAGTTCAGGAGATAAATTCATTAGGGCTGTTCGACTGTCGGCATCAAACTGTGCCGTACCTCCAAGACCTCCTACTCCGTAGGGTTGCGCCTGTTCTATAGCCCCGGCAGCAGCGGCTTGAGTTGCGGCGGCTTGTTGTTGAGCAGCTTCTAAAGCATCCTTAGAGGCCTGTCGTTGCCCTAGATAACTAAGACCTCCACCAATTAAACTTCCTAAAAAATCTATAGCCATATTATCCTCTCTGTGTTACCTAACTTTTCCTTTTTTAGCAAGGAGAGTTGACGTTATTAAACTTGAGTAATTACCCTTGACTTCAAAGATCATCTTAATTCTAAAGGTTCTTCCTGTTCTAGCCAAAGGAACTTTATATTCTTTTGGTCCCGCTGCTGGAGCATACTTAGCTTTACCGTAAAGAGAATTAACTGCTCCATATAAAAAGATTATTGAATCACTAACAAGATTAAATGTTTTAGAATATGTTGAGTCCTCTTCGTAGTCCTTAGAAAGTTGAATAGTAGCGGCAGCGTCTTGTCCACCTGTAACAGTCATAAGCCCAGTTTTAATAATCTTAGCAAACGTAGGATCTCCAAAGTTTGACCAAGGAGTTTGAAAAGTCCAGTTGTAATCTGCTGTTGTTTCTAACCAACACGCTGATCCGTCCCATGTTCCACCGGCAGTATTACAGGCAGACTCATTTCCATTAGTGGAAGTGGAATCAGTTAGCACAATATCATAGTAACCATCATACTCAGCAATTGCATTAGAAATACCCATGTAAAGTTTACCATCAAAAGTACTTACAGAAGACAAAGGCTGCACTGCTTCAGAAGAAAAACTCCATGTAGTAATTCTAGGAAATTCTTTCTTTCCTACAGAAAAATCAAATACATAGGCCTTATCATTGTCCGGCATAAGTGTTAGTATAAAACCTTCTTTCTGATAGTATATGCTTTTAATGTTTGCTACAGTAGCCGTTGTAAGTATACGAGTAAGATCATTACGAACTGTAGTGGACAGTCCCTCAACCGGAGCCCTACCGTCTGTTTGAGTGACACGTTGTACAGATACTAAACCTTCGTAACTTAGAAAAAACAAGTCGGCACCGACGTACACTACGTTGTCTCTACCTGCAAGGCCTACGTCTCTAATGATTTCTTCAAGAACCATTGTGGCGGGATTAAGGGCTCCGCTGTAAATAACAATGTTTTGTTTTCCAAAGATAATTAGTTTGTTTTCCAAAGAAGCCAAATGGATAATCTCGTCGTTACCCCAGACAGTCTTAAGGTCTATTGACCCAGCAGCACCACCATTTAATTTTTGACCAATAAGGTTATCTGAGTAAAATAGTGTACCTTTTGCTTCGTTAACACCACCATAAAAAATACGTCCGAACTCACCAAGAGCGCAGTTAGGATCAAAAGTAGTTATGCCAGAAGGAGCATGATAATTAGATAAGTCATCTATATCTTTCCATGTAGTTCCATCGAAGTTAATTGCTTTGTGTGCTGCTTGAACACCCCAGAACTGATCATTAAAATTTATCCACTGCCAGTTACCGTCTGTAATAGTCTGTGGTGATCCTGCAAAAGATTGAACAGTTAAAGAATCAGGAGCAGTAGATATATCTAGTTTAACAATGTTTGCTCCTGTACCTGCATAGTATTCCCTGGTACGATCTGACTTAACAAACTCACCTATAGACTTAAGAGAACCAGTCGTTACTGGTTTACTAATTTGTTTGATACCCTTCCTCGGACCCATACGACCCTCAAGGTCATAGACTACGTTATTAGCTTCTGTGAGCCAACCTAAGTCCAGAGTTGAACTTTGTGCTTGAGTATTAAGTCCCTTAGAACCTAACCCATCAAGAACAATAGCTTGTAAAGGTTTAGCTGGCATACCAAGTGCTTTCGTCTACAGTCCTGTCGGAGTCCTGAGAAATAGCATCAGTTAATGAAAGGGTAAATCGTTGACCAGCAGTATCTGAAGATGTACCACCGTCTTCACCACGCTCGTTTAGTGCAAGAGAGTAGGCCCCCAAAACAATAAGGTTTTCAGGTACGGTAAAAGTATCTGCTGCTTGAGTACGATCTGACTGAGGAATAACTACATTTACTTTAAGATCGTAAGTTCCTGCTGGAGTGGGCCAGAGGTGTATGTCATTGTCCTTTAAACGAAAGTAAGTAGGCTGGCCCGTCTGTGTTGTACCTATATAGGTGTAGTTAAGAAACTGAGCATCACTGATTTGTTTTAAAACCACATCATTTGTGTTGTCAAAGACCTGAAGAATACGAGAACGACTGGTTACATTGGACATATCGTAAGATGCCGTAGAAGCCGAAGTAGTTACAGTCTCTATAGATCGTAAAGAAGTCCAGTTCCAAGCATCCTCTACGATGTCTTTAGCTTCATTAACTAATTCACCAATAAGTTTTTGATAATCATCTAGTTCACTTGCAGAAGAAATTGCTCCTGACCAGTCTGAACCTACAGTATCTTCACGTAACCTTGTCAGTACTTTGTCAATAACTGTTCTATAACTCATGTTATTTCCTCATCTAAAAATAATTTTCTTTCTGCAACTCGCCTACGAAGAAGTCCTTTTATTGGTTTACCCCCTGCGTACTTCCATCTTAAGAACTCATCGGCACACCCTAAGTAGTCTTTACGATTTAACTTCATTCTGGCTGTACTTCTTTGGAAGGCTCCAGAACCTACGTTGTACACAAAACTACATAAGGCTGCAAATTGGTTTTCCGTTAGAGGAACTTTAACTAAACTACCTATGCGACTTTCTGTAGTTTTTAAATCTCTTTCCATTAAACCTACTGCTTGGTCCTTAGTAATGTTAGAATGGTCAGCAGTAACTCTTTTTCCATTTAATCCATATATAGAACCAAACCCTATCGTCCATATTCCCGCTACATCTTTATATGGTTCTTTAGAAAATCCTTCAAAGTCTTTTAGTAAGTGAAGACCTTTCTCATTTATCATCTCGACCACTTTGACACTAAGCGTTGACCGAACCAAAAACTGATAATAACACTGAAGATTCCTACTATCTCGTCTGACCACAGGCTTTTGAAAACTTCCTGACTGATCATATCGAATGCCGAAAGAAAAGTAAGCAATACAAACTCCAAGAAAAAAAAGTATGTAATGATTGGCCTTACTGTAGCAGAAAGGTTTACAACCCATTGACTTGACCTTTTAGTTTGTTCATCTACATTTTTATGAACAGCTATGTTTACTTCACCTACACTAGAAATAATAGCTTCGTCTCGTTTGTCCTGAGCTTGTTGAGTCATAAGTTTTAACTCATGATCTTTATCTCGCTGATCTTGTTTGGCGTCCATAAACATTTTAAACAACCCAGGTCCAGTAGAAGTAACAAACCCAAGTACTGATCCAACAAGACTAAGCATTTATTTCTTCCTTCTTTTCTTCTTTTTCTTCTTTAGGGTTTTCAGGAAAATCAAAGAAAAGACCCTGACAGAAAGCAGACCAACTTTTTATGACACCTGCATCTTGCATTGGTTGGAACTGAACAGCCACTACTTCAATAGGAGGACACTCGTCTACCATAACAATGTTATGAGTAATACTATCATCAGTATTCCAAAGAAGTACCAAAAGAATAATTTTTGTCACGGGTGTGATCCATTGTGCATTTTATACTGCCTGTCAATTTGAATCTTTAAATGTTTAATACTTTCTTTCAGTTCTGCCATTTCTCTATTATGATTAGCTAAATTAGCTGGTGAAAGAATTTGTTTAAATGTTGTCATTTGATTATTTATAACTGCTTCTGTAGATTCTACCGCATCTACTCTTGAATCTATCTTGTTTAACTTATTATAAATTGATTCAAGATCGTTCATTGCTCTACTTAATTGAGACTTAACAACTGCAAAGGCTCCGGCTAAAGATGCAACAAGAGTTAAAAACTGTACACCTTCCCGTATACCAAATTCCATTACATTACAGGCCAGTCGTCAATTAGGGCATTGCCATTTTCAGGTATAGCAAACAATGCCTTAAACGCATCAAAATCAGCGGCGTTGGTTATTGCTGTTTCTATGGCTGCACACTTAGAAATAACTGCTGCACGATAAGTTGCTACATCAGAGTCAACCTCACGATCACGTTCTGCCTTAGCAATCACTTGCCAATCTGTAGGAGCCAAAAGGCTATTGGCTGTTTCTTTTATTCTGGGAATCCACTGTGACTTTAAACCTAACGTGGTCATTTTTTCCCCGAAATCATTAGTTACGGTGGTGTCCTCTAAAATTTTAGGTTCCGAAGTCCAAGAACCATCCACAGAAGGACCGCTTACCAAATAAAACCTAGCATCAGGTTTAGGTTGCTCAACAACCTCACGAACAAACAATGTCTGCCCACCTTCGTCAAACAAAGGCTCATCTAGTTTGGCATTGGTCGTTTGCCCACCGTCAGGTCTAAAAACAACTGCTAAAGAGCTAAACGACTGCCGCCCTTGGCCATCAGCAACAATCGCGTCACTTTCGTTTTTAATCACATACATTATTTTCTCCTATCTTGCTAAATTAGCTAGTCGGCGTATCCGTTGATTGTGTAGGTGAATTGACGGGAACAAATGCTTGCGACCCAGTCATACTTACGCTGTCAAAATTCATCGACTTTGAAGTGATGTTGCGGTGTCCGATCATGATATAGACTGGACCTGCGTGTGTTTGGCTAAAGCT